ATCCGTGCAGGTGTAGCCGACCAGTATGACAGGATAAAATCATTCTGGTTCAGCCCTGACTGGTCTAATATTAGGAGATATAAGCCTGTTGAATTACCAGCCTTCGACCTGACTAATGATACACCATCGCAAATATATTACTACAAGACTTATCAACCTTCACAATTTTATTACCCTGTTAATTCTTGGATAGGTGCTCGCTATGCCGCTGAAATTGATGTTGAAATTAAAAATTACCATCTTAAAAACTTACAGAATGGTTACCATTCAGGTGCCGTTTTTTCCATGAATAATGGCATACCTTCGGAGGAGGAGCGTGAAGCAGTGTATCGTCACCTTGAGGAAAAGTATACTTCGACTAACATGGCTGGTAATATCATCGTCACGTTTAGTGAGGATAAGGAGCATGAGCCAACCATTACACCATTCGCTAATTCAGCAACCGCTGATATGTTTATTCAATTGAATGAAATGGTGAATCAGACCATTCTTACAGCCGTCCGTATTAGCAACCCGACGTTATTGGGTATCAAGACCGTTCAAGGACTTGGGAGTAAAGATGAATTAACTGACGCCTACGAACACTTCTTATCAACGTTGATTATACCCCTTCAACAAAAACTAAATAATGAGTTTAAGAAGGTTTTATTCTTTAAGGACAAAAAAAATTACAAGATAGAGAACGTGCAAAATGACTTATTCACTGATAAACCTGAGCAACAAGACATCTTATCATAATGGCAGTATTACTAGTATCCGCAGAGAAGATTAAGGCCTTCACAAATATCAACGAAAACGTTGACGAAGGACTATTATTAAGCAATATCCAAATTGCTACTGATATTGGGTTGCAAAACCTACTTGGGACTAAATACCTAAACTTGATTAAGTCTAAAGCCCAGGCTGGTACTTTATCTGCGGCTGAGACAACATTACTTCAAGACTACATTCAACCTTACTTGATTCACAGAGCCTATTGGGAATCAATGCCAGAGATATGGAGTAGGATTATGAATAAGTCAATTACCATAGGTAACACTGAGCAAGGGTCGCCGGTGACTGCAAGTGAAATGAAATACCTTCGTAATATCACCCAGGACAGATTCGAATTTTATGCCCAGCGCCTTATGGACTACATTAGGAATAATTCAGGTGATTACCCTGAATATTATTCTTATAGTTCAACAGATGGTATGCCACCAGTCAGAGAAAATTATTTCGCTGGTATTCACATTACAAATGCGATGCCACGTAGGTTACCACCAAAAGGTATTAGAGGATATTTAGACCCGTCGTCTGACTTATATTGTTGCTGGTAATGAAGGCCTTATTACAGGAAAAATTATTATATGTTAATGCTTCAGTTTTATCCATAACAATGGTGGGTAATATTGAAGCAACCTTACAGATTGTATTATTGATTACTACAATTACTTTATCGATAGTAAAAATAAACAAAGAGTTAAAAAACAAGGAATAATGCCTATACCAAATCCAAAGGCCGGTGAGACGCAGCAACAATACATCGCCCGTTGCTACAAAGAAATCAAAGATGAGTATCCAACCGCTCAGTCATTCGCCATTTGTTATTCCAAATACAAAGAAAAGAAATAAGGTGTTTTAAGACACTTTCTTTACCACCCTGATACGTCGACACCTTTTTCACGCATTCTTTCCTTAAATTGAGGATAAATAGGTAAATCAGGGTTATATTTAAGTTTTACTAATATATCTAATGCTTCAAGACCAGTACATTGTAATTGTTGAATATTACTATTGAGGTGATATTGTAAGTCATTATATCCTTCAACGTCCCTTATACCATCATTCAACTTACGACAGATTCTACACCTTGATGCATGACCGTATTTGCCCATCTTATTCAGGTCGAACTCTGTTAGGAGTTTATATTGATTACATAAGGTGCAAACTTTACCTGAAGGTATTTCGTCAATTTCCATATCTATACTTGATAAAGGTAAATATAAGTTTAATTTATACTTATCTAAAGAGGGGGGTTTTTATTTATGGGGGTTAAGTCCCATTTTACCCCTTATAATGTTTCTATATGGATTTTAATTTTCTTGCTATTTTTTTCCCCCCTCTTTTTTTTTTCACTTTACAAAAAACAAATCACTACAATATTTATAATCACCTGACGTAGATTAATCGACATCAGGTCTCCGCTGAGTAATTCTAGGGACTTATACCTCAGCCGACGAAATGATGCAAAACAATAATACTGCATATAGCAAGCATTAGCATCTAGAAGGGACTTCTCCTAACTCGGAAATGATATTTTAGCATTGCACTTAATAATATTTCTTATACTGGTTTATATTTTTTTTCTGTTGCACTATATTTATTAGTAACAATAAATTGTATCAAAAAAAAATAGCAACATGAAAAACAAAAAAGGTGCAACCAAATTAGACCCTAATAAAGTTAAGGTCATTCAGTCTTTATTTCAATTCAGCGAAATCAAGGACCATCAAATCGCTGACTTATTCGATGTCAGTAGAGAACAAATTAACCATATCCGCAACGGACATCGTTGGGGTGATATTACAGGTATTACAAGGGAGGAGAAACAGACTAACTTCAATGATGCACTTGATAAGCAAATCAGGTCTAATGACTTTAGAGAATTCACTGATTCTAAAAGTCAGTTGAAAAAAAATATGAAGGAAGCACTTATGCACTTCATTGCTCGTTTCTAACATGGGGGGGACTAATACCCCCCCTTTATTTTTATGAAGGTCACCAAAGAAGAAATGATACTAATGGTTGAAGCCCTTGAATATTACTACACCAAGGTATTACAAGAAAACATCAAGGAGACTGACTTCAGACTTGAAATGAAATTACACCCTGTTGAATTACTAATTAATCGTATAGTAATTGAAATCACAGACAGAGGGTGGTAAAAAAAAATTAAACTTTTTTTCATCAACTGGTTGTCCGTTAAAATTATATGCCTTATATTTGTTGTATAATTAATCAAAAACCTTAAAAAACTAAAAAAATGAAAAACGTAGAAACAACCCTTACCAGTAAAGAAGTTAATGTATTAGTGAATATGGTGAATCAACAAATCACCGTTTTACAAATGACTGATAATTCTTACTTCACTACTGATTCTTACAAATCACTTACATCAATGTTGGATAAACTAAAAGACTTAAACTTGAATGTCAGTAAGTAATCAACTTGAATTAAAAAAAACTTAAACTTTTTTTCATCAACTGGTTGTCCGTTAAAATTATTAGCATTATATTTGTTGTATAATTAATCAAAAACCTTAAAAAACTAAAAAAAATGAATTACAATCAACTTATCACCGAACTCCAAGTAGTAAAAGACGACATCAGCACCCTTCGTCAAACTCGTGAAAACAAACTCGCACAACTTTACCGTTGCGAAGACAACCAAGTAGCATATTACCACAAGCAACTTCGTCAAATCGATAACCTACTTCGTATCGCTAAAAAGGACCGTAAGGACATCATCGCTCAACTTGAAATGACCCTTGACGTATTCACTGATGCTAATGGAGCCATCTAATATTTTTGTAAAATATTTTATCCAACTGGTTGTCCGTTAAAATTATATGCCTTATATTTGTTGTATAATTAATCAACAACCTTAAAAAACTAAAAAAAATGAAAACTTACAACCAACTTATCACTGACCTTCAAGAAGTAAAAGAAGACATCAAAATCCTCCGTGAGACACGTGAGTATCTACTTGCTAAACTTTACCGTTGCCCCGACAATGAAGTATCTTACTTTCACAGTCAACTTCGTCACATCGACAAATTGACTCGCAACGCTAAAGGTGACCGCAAACAAATCATCACTCAACTTGAAATGACCCTTGATGTTAATGGAGCCATCTAATATGAAGGACTTAATTGAAGTATGTAATCAACTTGAATTACATAAGTTTATGACTACTACTACACAGAGAGCCGCCATCAATACGATGGTGGCTCAACTGAATGAAAAAATCAATACCATCAATGATGAGTTGAAGGTAACCATCAACTACGACAATAAAGGTATTAACATCAGTCACCAAGACTACACTTATTTCCGTTGTAAGGTGGGTCATTTTATCCATATGGACTATACCTTACCTTACTACGCAAAAACCGACCAGACCCTTGCAAAACAATTATATCAATCCGTATCAATCGCCATGGACTTAATACATGCTGACCTTGATACTGAATTGATTAAAAAAATCACTGATGATACTGAAGAATTACGCAAAATTAAAAACAAATTACTTGATAAATATGTATATGAGTTTTTCCATGATACATTCTTACCTAAAGCATTCAGTGATGATGGATATACACCGCATACAGGTAATACTACTAACTGGTCTTACCGAACCAAATACTTCAAGCCTGAATCAATTAAACTGACTAATTTATCAAAAACAGGTTTATCAGCAACCATTGATTATGGTAATGGTATTGTATTAAACAAATACCCTTTACAGACCATATTCACTGCAAACTGGTGGTGGTTGCAAAATGAAATATTATTGATTAATGGTTTATCTAATAATGATTATTAACTATATTTATAAAAAAAAAACAAATGGCAAACAATCAACAAGACCCCGCAGCAGCACGCATCGCCCGTCAGTCACAGATGGAGAGAGCGCTTGAGTATTACACCCTAATGGGTATTAAACCTTCACTTGAAGACCTGGTTCTTACCAGTCATATATTACATAAGTTTATCGTTGATGGATGGAGTAAGGAATATGGTGAAATGCTTGAAAAATTGCAAAACCATATTGATAAAAATTATACAGGTAGGTAGTCCTGTAATTAAACTACCAGTTTTTTAAGGGTAGGGGGTGCTTCATAGTGCCCCCTTTTTTTTATGCCCTTAATATTTATATTAACTTATGGACTTGAATAGTTGGATTAATAAAAATGATATTGAATTAAAAAACATCTGCGGGAGGATTACCAAAAATCACCCTGATACTGATGAGTTATACCAAGAGGTAATACTTCAACTATTACATAAACCTGATAAAATTAATGACTTACCTGATACAAATAAAAAATACTATTTCATCAAGGTAGTTAAAAACAATTGGCATTCTAGTACAAGCCCATTTCAATACCATAGACAAAAGAAAATCAATAGAGATATACCTTACCAAAGCCACCATGGAGAAAACCTGTTAGATGAAGGATATGATGATGATTCACCTTCAATGGAGTGGGTGTATAAGGAACTAGATAAACTTGACTGGTTCGATAGAGACCTGTTTAAGTTATGGGTTGAATTGGGCACTTACACCAAAGTGAGTGAAGACACCACTATACCCCTTAATTCTGTAGGAAAATATATCAAAAAAACTATTGAATTATTGAATAAAGAGTGGAAAAAACAAAAAT